GAAATGGAAAGAAAAACACACTATAGAAACAGATAAGGGTAGAGTAATGTTTGCTCACCAATTCTCAGCAGATATATCTAAGGCAGTTCAGCAATCAGCAATGTCTTGTGTCCAGGGTCACTATCATACAAACAGTTCTATAAAATATGTTGCTAACGATTTTCATTTAAATTGGGGAATGAGTGTAGGTTGTTTAGTAGATAAAAAATCTTTAGCTATGGCATATATGAAAGTCAATTTAGCAAAGCCTGTTCTTTCTTGTGGAGTTATAACTGAAGGTATTCCATATATTGTGCCAATGGTCTTGAATAACAATGGCAGTTGGGATAAAAATATTTATATATGAGAATAGTTAGAATAGGAAATAAGATAAGAGTGACTTGCACTAAAGATGAAATAGACAATTTTAATGAGAATTGTCATTTAGAAATACATATAGGATTATTAAAAGTATTGTTTAATGATATAACTAAAATTATTGCAGAGATGCTACCAAGTTTAAGGAGTAAAAAATGAATATAGTAAGATTGCGTAATTCTGTATCTTCTCATGAAGGGATTAGGTACGAAGCCTACGAAGATACGAAAGGTCTATGGACAACAGGCATAGGACACTTAATAAGACATGATGAGCAACATTTAATTACTAAAAAATTAACTAATGCTGATGTAGATGTTATTTTTACAACAGATTTAAATGTAGCTATTGATGATGCTAGAAAATTTATAACTGAGTCAGATATAAATGAACAGGCTTTTGAGGTAATTTGTGAATTATCATTTTGGCTTGGTTTACCAAAATTACTAATGTTTAAAAAGCTAAGAGAAGCATTAAGACAAAAAGATTACGATACAGCAGCTGATGAATTGCTTGATAGTAAATTAGGAAGAAGCGAAACAGAAGGAATAGTAAAAAGAATTAACGAATTATCAGAAAGAATGAGGAGTTCATAATGTCAACAGAAAAAGAATTAAAAAAAGAAATTAGAGATTTAAAAAAGATGAATGAGGAAAAAAACTTACAAATTAAATTCATGGAAGAAAGATTAGAGAATTGGTCAGAAAAGAATTTTTCTTTAAGAACAGGTATATTGAATATGACTGTAGATAAATTTATCAGTATGAAAAATAAAATATTAGAAGATGTGAAATCAAATGCTTGATAAATTATTAGGTGGTGGATTAGTCGGTAGTGTAGGTAAAATTTTAGATGAACTACATACATCTGATGAAGAAAAAGCAAATGCTAAAATCAAACTTCAAGAATTAGAAAACCAATTAAATCTAAAACAAATGGATATTAATATTGCTGATGCGAAGTCAACCGCAACAGGTATTGGTGGTATCATGCAAAGGTCTTGGAGACCACTTATAGGAATGTCTTGTGCGTTAGCTATATTTTGGGAATTTGTTTTAAAGCAATTCTTAATGTTTATTATTGCTATATTTGAGATTGAAACTTTACCATTGCCAAGCCTTGACATGAGTGTTTTAATGCCGCTTGTTGTTTCTTTATTAGGAATGGCAGGTTTGCGTTCTTTCGATAAAACTCGTGGAACAGCAGTAAAGTAGAAAAGAGGTATAAAATGATTTTTTGGTTACAAAGAAGATGGTTTAAAATTGCAGAAGCAATAGGGGATTATTCATCATGGAGTAATATTTCAAAACTCTGTGCTTTTATAATTGCTTTATGGTTTTTACATAACTTAATACACTAATTGATTGTCTATCTAAAATTCCTAGACCACTCATCAGGCTCTAATATATGGCTATCTAAAGAAGAATTTAAACAAGAATGTATTATAGAAGAATGTGAAGTGGTCGGATTTTTAGAGTTTGAGGACGATAAAGCATATTACCTATCAACTATGAGAAGTAGCACCGATTTAGGCTCAGGTCATAATATACTTAAATCTGATGTAACTTATATGAAAAAGTACCCCTTAAAAACCGTTTTAAAGCCTATACAGACCTCATTTAAATAATTTACGATAAATCCCACTAGGTAATTCAAAATAGATTAGTGCAGGGAGAAAACTACACTAATCAATGGAGGAGAACTGTTCAAAAAGAACTTACTCATAGTTATATAAAAAACCTTGATTTACAATGAATATAAATAAAATATAAAATAATTATTTTTTCTATTGCAAAAGTAGTAAAAAAGTCTAAATTAAAATCATTAACAAGGAGAACAAAAAAATGAGAGATACAAAAATTAAACAAAATGGTGGTAACGGAAGATATATGGTTTTTTTACTACAATTAGATGTAGTACATGGTGACCTTATTGAAACAGTTATTGACATGAAAGATTTTAAACAAAAATCAAGAGCAGAAAATTATAAAAGAAAATTAGATACTGAGATTATATACGACAGAAATGTTAAAATGGAAATTCAATCAACATTTGAAAATTCAAAGGCAGTTCAATAATGAACGGAGCAGATTTATTTTTAATCATTGGTTGTGGCTACCTGATTTATTTTGGGTGGTTGCAATACAAGCAAGAAAAAGCAGCAAGTAGAACTATTAACATTACACATTATAAGGAGAATAAATAATGGTAAAGAATAGCTATATATTAAAAGTTCTTTATGAGAAGCAGCAAAAGAAAAAAGCAAAAGAGATTAAAAGAATTAGTAAAATATTAAACAACGAATATTTTAGTAATAAAAAAGGAAAGGAGATAGAAAATGCAAGACAATTTAAAGGCTAAGATAATAAATTTTGGCAAACCTAAAAATCGTAAAATAACTACAGTTAATATTTATGATGAAACACTAAAACAAATAAATAATTATTTGGATAAGTCTGATTATAGGATTAGCAAACCTGATTTTATTCAGTTAATATTAAACGAAGTATTAAGCACAAGAAAATAAGGAGAAAATTATGGAGAAAGAACTAGAAAAAAACGAACAGATATGTCAGATATGCCACGGAAATCATTATTTTGTTGATGGTGACTATGTTAATCAATGTCCTGACTGTACGATACAAGAGCCAAACATAGAGGTAAATAATAATGAAAAAAGAACATAAACCATTTGAATTTATTATTGAGAAATTGTTAGACCCAACAAGAAGAGGTTGGACTCAATTTCCATTACCTGCTATGACTATAGAAGAGGAACTAAGGAGAACTAGAAATGAAAAAGATAACGATAGCAATTCTAATGCTGTTGCAAATCTCTTGCACTTACAAACCTATTCACGATAGTCGTGGAAATAATGGTAAGGAAGTGGCAGTAAGATATGATGACGATTTACAAACCTGTAAATCAATCGCAGAAGAAAATACCAATTCTATTATTGAAAGTGTCAAGGTAGGTTATAATTGGTATGTAAGACCTCAACTTTTATGGCTACCTGATAAGATGGAATATTCTTACAAGCCAATGGTTGATAAATGTATGACTTTAAGAGGTCATGCTATATTATAAACAAGGAGAACTAAAAATGAACGAACGAAATGACTACTTAATAATAGCTTTAGAAAAAGCTAGAAAAGAATTTAAGGAACTTAAAAAGTCCGGTAAAAACAATTTCTTTAAAACGGGAAATGGTAAGCCTCACGAATACAGTACCTTAAACGATATCTTCACTTCATGCAGGGAAGCATTAATGAATAATGATTTAAATATTATTTATAATGTTACTTATGAAGATGGAATGAATTTTTTGATTACTAAACTTAATCACTTACCAAGTGGTCAAAAAGAAATATCAAAATCAATCTTAGGAAACTCAACAATGACAAGCCAAGCTATGGGGTCTGCAATTACTTATATGCGTAGATACCATATTCAAGCTATGTTAAATCTTGAAGGCGATTTTGAAGATGATGGAAATGCAGCATCAGTAACACCTGCTAAAACACAACCGACCAATAATGGTCAACAACAAACCAAAGGAGGTTTATAATGACTTGGTTAAGTCTATTTAAAAACGAAAGAAAACAAGACGGAGATAATTTACCACTTTACTCAAACTCTAAGATGAGTTTTGATGAAACTATTATTTTAGAAAAAGGTAAATTTTATGAAATGGCTCTGTGGAAGAAAACACAAACTAAAGATGGAAATCCTACAGACCAAGTTTCTATAAAGATTTCTGATAGTGATTATTGGAACAGCAAAGCTGAAGTTACAGCAGAGCCTACTAATGAGACAGAACCAACACAACCTAAAAGCCGAGATGATATCCCATTCTAAAGTCATCAAGGATAAGAAATTTCTTATGTGGGTATGCGAGTTACCTTGCTACCCATGTGAGATAGAGGGTGTTAGCAATTATCACATGATAGTTGCACACCACCTGCAGGGAAGAAATCGTATAGGTATGGGTTTAAGACATGACCCTAATTCTATTCCAATATGCGATTTTCATCACAGACAAATTCACGAGAAAATGGGTGAGAGAAACTTTTGGGATAAAATAGGTGTTGAACCTATACATTACGCAAACGAACTTTATGAACAATACAAGGAGAGAACAAATGCCTAGAGTCACAAAAAAACAAGCACTTATTGCTAGTAAAAAGTTTAAATCAAAATATATATTTGAATCAAAATTAGAAACATTACTTAAAGATATAAATAATAATCCTGCATTTATTGAAATTATTCGTGATGCTTTAATTTTATCGTATGAAATGTTAAGTAGTCAAAGAAGTCGAAATGCAGAAATAGAAAAAGACATATTAAGTTATCTTATAAGAAGGTTTGAGGAGTTAAAATGCATATAAAAAACTTTGAAAAATGGGGAATGGAAAGAATGAGTTATAGTAGATTAAATTCATTTAAGAATTACCCCTGTCAATTTATTATTAATAAAATCTATGGCATAGATACTGGCACAAATCCTGCAATGAATACTGGCAATATCGTAGAGGAAATGCTGCATAACTTTATGAAGGGTGAAGAACTACCTTTAAAAACCCATTTAGACGAGTTTGCAGAGGCATTGAAAGAC